CCACAGCCGCAGCCGGTACCGCCCGGGCGTTGAACGATCCCTTCGACGTGGCCCAGCCAGACGAGACCGTCGCCAGTACCGACACCGCCGTCGCGATCGCCGTGATCAGCAACGAGCCGGCGGCGGGCTCGAGGAACTCCCAGTTGAGCTCGATCACGCGCATGCGGTCGTAGCGGACGCCAGTGCTCAGCGAAAGGCAGACCACGTTCCGAGCGCCGATCGTCGGGTGCACCAGCAGGCCCGGCCCCCTGGCCTCCGCCGCCATAAGCAGCGCCTTCTCGAGCACCGGTCCGGCTGGGCCATGCACGAAGCCCGTGAAACGATAGATGCGGCCGCGCATGCCGAGGTCCTCGGTCTGAACGCCATCAGCGAACGGGAAGTCGTGGATCGCGACCTTCCTGCCGACCGTGGTCTGCTGCGCCAGGACCTTGAATGGAACGAACCGGAACGCTGCGTGCTGCAGCACCGATAGGAACGAAGCCGGCGTGCCGAGAGCGAGGGTCGTTCCGCCAGGAGAGAGTGCGCCGGACATCACGGTCCTCCAAAGGGCATGGCCTGCTCGACCCGCGGGGGCGGCGCCACGGCTGCGCCCGAGGCAGTGGCCGTCGCGGTCGTTCCGGCCGGCGCGCCGCGCAGGTTCACGTCCACCTGAACACGACCTGTCGTGCCTGGTGCTGCTGCACCGCCCTGGTGTGCTGCTGCGGGCGGCACGGGCGGCGGGATCGGCGGTACCGGCATGGTCCCCCCGCCGGTGGAGGCATAGCCGCGTGCGTAGGCGCGCCGCTGCTTGGCAATCTCGTCGACCTTGTCCTTTTCCGGCCGGGAATATTCATAGGTCATTACGTTGGCAGCGTCCTCGGGCGTCGTGGCGAGCCGCAGATAGCGGCCAGCCGTCGCTTCCTTGTTCTTCAACTCCCAAGCCATGAATTTAAGTTGGTCCTCGTATGGAGCACCGCGCGGGTCGCGTCCGAACATCCTGCGGAAATCCTCGATCCGCGATCCGCGCCACTGGCCGATGCCCTGCGCGCCCTGTCCGCCGCCGGCAGGGTTGAATGCGCCAGGCTCGAACCCGCTCTCGCCGCGGATGTTCGCAAGGATCCCCGCGACCTGCTCCTGCGTGTATCCCTGCGCGGTGAAGTACTGCCGCGCCTGCTCTGCCCGCGCCTGCTTGGTGGCGTCGTCGCTCTGAAACGATGGCGTCTCCGTCTCGCCTGATGGCGTGAATAGCCGCTCCAGGATGCCGGGCCGGACGCCCAGGTTCTTTTCCATCCAGTCTCCGAACGAGTCCTGCTTTCGCTTTTGATACGCATCCAGGCTCTCCCCCGGTTTCGGTCCGATTTCAAAGACGCCCTTCACCCACTTCATGATCAGGTAGAGCTTCACTGCGCCGCCGATCATCCCCGGCATAAACCGCGTGCTCCAGTACAGCAGCAGGTCCCCGGCTACCTCTTTCCAGCCGCCGATTTCCTTGACCACATTGTTAATCGCGGAGCCGTACTCCTTGATGTTCTTGGTGATGTCGCTCGCGAGCCAGTCCTTGTTCTCCTTGGTCCAGGCTGCCATGTCCTCAGCGACCCTCTCGAGGTGTGGCGCGAGAGGTGCGAGCACCTCGTTGGCCAGTCCCTCGCCTGCGATCTTCACTTTCTCGATGCTGGTGGTGAGGCGTGTCGCCGCGTCCGCTGCCGCCTGGTCCATGTTGCCCAGCAGCCCGACCTCCTCGGTCAGTTTCTTGATGCCTGCGGAGCCTTTGCGGAGGAACGGCAGCAGCGCCTCGCCCGCGCCCCCGAACAGGGCTGTGGCGACACGGGCCTGCGTGAACGGGTCCTTGATGGCTGCGATCTTGTCAGCAAGCTCTGGCAGGACGTCGACCATGTCCCGGACCTTGCCGGGCGCGCTCTGGAACTGCACGCCCAGCTGCTGAAACATCTGGATCGCGTCCGAGTTGCGACCGAACGTCGCATCGCGCAACGTTTCGCCCAGGCCCTTAAGGCCGGCGTTCATATCCTCTGCGCCGACGCCCGCCAGGCGCGCGGCACCCTGCAGCTTCGACAGTGTCGAGACCCCAACGCCCAACGCCTTGGATGTGGAATTCAGGGCAGCCGTCGTGCTGCGCCAGCGGTCCGTGAAAGCCGCGATCCCTGCCAGGGACGTCACACCGGTGATCAGGCCCAGGGATCCCGCGAGGCGGTCGACTGCGCGGAACGAGTCGAGGAAGCCGCTCGTCATCCCGCGCACGCCATCCGTCATCCTGGTGATGCCGGAGACGTCGCCGAACTTCGACACCTGCTTGTTGAACTGTTGAGCAGGCGCCGACATGCGCGCGATCGACTTGTTGATCTTGTCGAACTGCGCGGATGCCTGGTCGACTGCCGTAACGGTGATCGCGAAGCCTGGGCGTTTAGCCATTCCGCATCCGCTCCTTCGCTGCCGTCATCCGCCGGCGCCAGCGCACTGCGTCGCGCATCGGCATCCGGTCAAATTCGCTGGGAGGCCAGTGCCAGCGGTCCACGAGATCGAGCACGATTGTCTCGATGACCTCCGCAGCCCACCACCGGAGGCGTTCGCCTATCAGATGGCTGCCGTAACCATCCTCTAGGCGCCGTCGTTTCCCTCCGCGTCCGCGGGCGCCTCGGTGAACTGCTCCAGGTAGGCATTGCACCGGCGCAGCACGGAAATCGGCATCTGCAGGATCGCACCTTTCGGCACGCCCGAGACCATGGTGACCAGGTCGATGATCGCGTTCATCCCCCGCACCTGCGAGACCTTGAGCATCTCGCTGACCGTGGGTTCCCGCAGCACGAGGGTATCGTAGGAGACGTCGTTGAACGTCACGGCTGGGAATGTGAACGTCCGCTCGGGATCCGGGTTCATGCCGCGACGCCCCCTTCATAGACGTCGGCGCCTTCGAATCGCACGGTGAACGTTGCCTCCGCGCCGGTCACCTCCTGCGCGGTCGTGCACCACATGTTATGGCCGACGACCTGCTTGCTGTTGGCAAGGTTCAGGATGACGGTCGAGTCCGTCATGTTCGTGAACGACGCCACCGACACGTTCCGCGCGTCGCGAATGGTCATCTCGATGAATGACGGCGACGGCGTCTCCGAGTATCCGTCGATCCCCGTCATCGACGCGAGCGTGGCGCGGGTGAACGAGGATGGCGACCAGGTGTAGGACACGACGTTGTACGCGATGCCGTCGATCGTGCCCTCGACCACACCGGCGAGGCGGCGGCTGGTCGGGACCGTGGGACTGAGCGAGCCGGACATGATTTCCTCCTTACTTCGTGAACCCGATCAGCACCGCGATCTGGCGGAGCTGGTCGGCAACGGTGATCGGCAGAAATAGCCGCACCTGGCCGCGCGTGACCCGCTGGGCAGCGACCCCAGCCTCGAATGCCGCGATGCCCGTCACGACGCCCCTGTTCGCGAGATATGCGTAATATCCCAGCGCCGCCGCCCGGATCGTGTTCGGCGTGACCATAAGCGACCCGCCGGCGATGCGCGTGCCGTTCTCGACCAGGATGCGCCGGCTGAAATCCGACGACAGCCGCGACCGGATGTAGCGGGCCACGAACATCAGGACGGCGAGCGTCTCGATGTCGAGCCAGGAGTCATCCGGCGAACCGGCCGCGTTGACCTGATACATCGTGATCGAGCGGTCGATCCGCGCGGTCCCGTCGTCCTGGATGTAGTAGGTCGAGATGCCGTCGTAGAGCAGGGTGTTCCGCTCGCCGATGTCCCAGCGGTTCTGTTCCGGAGGCGCCAGCAGGTTAAGCGCCACCTCCTGCATCGGCAGCGCAGGGTTGATCGTCAGGCTGCGCGCGTGGACCGCCGCCCAATCCGCTGCCGCGATCCACGCCGGCGTCGGGCTGTCGTAGAACGCCAGGCAGGAGATGAACTGCGAGTTCTGACCGTTGCCGAACGAGGACGCCGCTCCGAGGTTCCCGCGATACGCAGTGAACCCCAGGCCATACAGCATGTTGATCGGCGACCACCGCCCGGTCGTCTCGGAGAGCAGGCCCTTGATCGCGGTCAGCGACGTGGCGTCCGTCCACGGGAATCCGATGTAGTCGTACGGCGCGGGCGGCAGGTTCGCCAGCGCGGTCGTGAGCGTGGGGTTCGTCACACCCGATGCCATCTGGACCAGGGTGACCGTCACGCCAGTCGGGAGGCGCTCGCCGTTCTGCACGCCGTAGTACGCGATCCGCAGGTCGACGTCGTTCTGCACCAGCCCCTTGTGGCGCGCGGTGATATCGACCTGTTCCGCTGTGGACCCGTTCACCGCAGCGGTCACCGGCAGGTTTGCCGTCGCATTGATCGCAGCAGCCATCGCCGTGGCGATCTGTGCTGCGGTCTGGCCCGTGGTCACGCCCACCGGCACCGGCGTGCCTGCGATATAGAGCGGGATCGTGCCTGCCTGGGGGCTGGACACAGCAACGGTTGCCGTTCCGCTTGCAGCAACGCCCGCGGCATCGTCCGCGACCGGCAGCACCCAAAGCTCGCCGTAAGGGTCCTGGCGCCGCCATGCCCGATACATGAGGTGGGCCATCGAGGCCGCGCCCGTGTTCTCGATCACCTGGTCTTCCGAGAACGCCAGGAATGGCACATTGGCCGCGCCGATGCCTGCCGCCAGCTTCTGGGCCATGAGCAGCCCGCGCTGCGTGTTCTGTCCGCTGTTGGCGTTGTTCGGCCGGATTTCGGCAAACACGCCGTGGGGGCGCCAGGTGTCAGCCGGGAAGTTCTCAAACTGGATCGTGCCGCTCATGTCTCATTTCCCTCCGGAGCCGCCGGCGGTTCGTCGACCACTTCGACGTCACCCTGCTGCACCCGCCGGTGCCAGTACAAATCGGTCGGCAGCACATCGATCCCCTCGGCAGGAATGATCTGCTTCGTTTGTGGATGCCGGACTGTCATTCCGGGCCGTGGCCGAACACGCATGGTGGCCTCACTTTTCTAGCTGCACAAACGCGCCCAGGCCGGTGTCCTCGCCGGTCGAGGGATTGGTGATGTGGACGTCTATACTGTCCAGCGTGTGGCCCGTCACGACAAAGCCATCCGCACCGGACAGCGCGCACTCCAGGTCGAACTCAAACTGCCAGAAGAGCCGCGCGCGATCGAACGAGAGCAGGCTTCCTCCGGAGTAGGAGAAGCCCGCGGCGGATGCGAGCATGCCGGCAGGTCGTTCGGCATCCGGCTCGGGCCCGCCATATTGCGTGATGCCTGGACGCCAGTTCAGCAGCGCGCGGAAAAGCTGCGTGCGGAGGTCGTAGACGCTCGTCACGCTCCCCTGGCCACGCCTGTCCCTTTGGTTGCTGATCTGGACGACGACGCCGATCCGCTCGATCACGGTCTGCCACATGTCAGGCATATTCGGCTCCTCGGGATCCCGCGCCTCATCCGATAGCGGCAGCACGAACGCGGCCGGCATGGCTGACGTCGAGGTGGCTTCGACACCTTGCGCAAAGTCGGCGGCGCCCGAGACCCGGTTTTCGAACGCTGGACAGAGCGTCCTGATCTGCTGGATGACCATGTCCAGGTTCATTTCGCCTTTGCCCCCGAGCGACGGAATTCGATCCCGCGAATGATCGCGTCCTGCACGCGCGATTCAATCGACCGCCCCTGCTCCTCCCATGCTTCCGACAGGAAGGGCCGCGCTTCCATCGAGCGTGATCCCACGGGTGCCTTGCGCGTGCCCCGCAGCGCAGAAGCCTTGCCATGTCGGGATCCCGCGCCGCCCCGCGCGCCATGCTCCAGCACGTTCGAGTACCAGCCGGCTCCGCCGTACCGGACCGCAAAGCCGGTACCGGAGCGGAACACGAAGACCTTGCCGCTCCTGCGCAGCACGCCCGACCGGCTCGCCGGCGGCTGGCCTGGTGCCGATGCCTGATATTTGCCGCCGCCGGTCAGGTAATAGGTCCGACCGCCGCCCTTGCCCCGCGCGATCTTCTTCCTGCTGGCACCCAGCAGCTCCGCGCCAGCGCGGCGGAACGTCTGGCGCGCGTCCTTTTTTTCCCACACCAGCACGTAGCGGTTGTCGGCTCGGATGTTGACCCGCACGACCATGCTACGTGCCCCTCTGCTCTAGTTCCGCCTCGATCCGGAGGAAGCGCTCCTGGCCTTCAATTTCGAGGATGCGCTGGATGCGGAACAGTTCACGCCGGATCGTGCCATTCGGGCGGCGCAGGTCGCGCACGATCACGTAGGATGTGTCGAGCGCGTCGACCCATCGCATGAAGATCATGTGCGTGAAGGGCGTGTCGACCTGGGCGGCGGCGTAATAGGTCATCGGCCGCGCGCCCTGGATGTCGACGTAGACCTTGATGCCTTGGGTCAGTGGCTCCAGCACGCCGGAGGAATTCGGGTCCGGCAGCTGCTCCCGTTTGGCGAGCATGACGGGCCAGCGCAACGTTCCGATGCGCGGGTTCTTCTCAGGCACTGTAGACCCGATCGCCCGAAAGCAGGCGGATGACGGTCTTGGGCATTTCGCCAGTGTCGGCGTCGCCTCGGTTCTCGTAGAGCCATGCCACCAGCGTCTTGATCGCAGTCCGGATCGTCCTCGGGACCGACGCAGCGTCGCTGCCATAGCCAGCGGAGAACTCGGTGGTCAGCGCCAGGAACGCGCGAGGCGAGGACGGGACCAGCAGCTGGATGCGCGCTGGGTCGATCCCCAGCTGGACGCGATACTGGTCGGCCGGGAGTGTGGTGGTCACACTGGCCTCGTTCGTGGCCGTGACGCTATGCACAGCCGTGACGGAGGAGCGCGGCAGTTCCCATTGCGCTGCGGGAACGGGAGGCTCCAGCATCAGGTAGGGAATGATCGGGGTGATCACGTAGGAGGTGTCCTGCGCCAGCACCCAGCGGTACCGTGTCGTCAGGAACGCGCGCCGGCAGTACCGTTCCAGCATCAGCCGTGCTGTGACGATCAGGTCGAGGATGTCGGGATCGTCGTTGTCGTGGGACACGCGGAGGAAGCGCTTTGCCTCCTCCACGGAAACCGGCTCAACCGTGGGTGCTGTGACAACCGCGAGAGCGGAATACATCGATCGTTCCCACTCGGTTACTCGTCCTGGGCAGGCTCGCCGGCGAAGCGGGTCGTCCCGTCAGCGTCCGGCTGAACCGGAACCATCGTGGCGCCAGTCCCCTCGGACCACTGCGGGTCGTCGGACGCCGGCGGCAGCTGCACCGCCCCCTCCGGCAGATCGGCCAGCGTCATGGTCTGATAGTCCTCCGCCGTGCGCGCGTCAGGTTGGCCCGTGACGGGAGGCTGCGGCTGGGTGGCGTCATAGACGGAGGCGTCGAGCACGCGGCCCTCAGTCGCAACGTCGCGCGGAGGGTAGTACCGCGCGCGGCCGGCGACCACCAGGCTGGCAGCCTTCGCCTCGTCGACGCCGATCCGTTCACCGGCGTTGTAGGGCGGCAGTGCGTCGATCAGTTCGATCACCGTGTCCATGAGACGTGCTCCTGTTGCTACGCGCCGGCGCCGCGGGCCGCGTCACCCAGGCGGCTCCCACCACCCCTCCGAGGGGTTGCCGCCGCGGCTTCCTGGGAGGGCTGGGCGGCGAACGTCGCGCCCGCTTCCTGCTGCGAAACCGCCGGCTGCATCTCCATGGCGGATGCGTGCGCCGGCGGGAGGCGTGGGCCCGTGCCGAAGCCAGGGTATGGGCGAGGGTCCGGCTCGGGCTGCTCTGTCAGCAGCCGAGCGGCACCTTGCGCCATCAGTTTCTGAGCGACGGTATCGTCGAAGCCCGCAGCTTCGCCCGTGCGATACGGGCCGGTCTGGCGGTTGAACACAACGTTCGTGGTCACGTGGTCTCTCCTCCTGGGCGGTGTGCCCTGGCTATTACATCACGCCGGGCGGCAGCTCGGCGAACGCCGAAAACTCGGCGGTGATCATCACCTTGACCGTGTCGGTGGCGCCGGCCGACAGATCGGGCGTGCCGCTGAACCGGATGTACTGCTTGGCGCCGGTCAGGTCCGCGCCAAACTTGATGACGCCGCGCTGGGTCGTTCCGCCGCTGCCGCCGGTGTCGATCACGCCGGCAGCGGGCCAGCCGTTCGGGGGCGGCGTCGATGCCTGGGACAGATAGGTCGACCAGTCGGAGCCGTTCGAAGAATGCTCGATCGTCACAGCCTTCCAGGTGAACGTCGCCGCCGCCGCCAGGATCGCTTCATACGCGACGTTGAACACGACATAGCGAGGCAGGCCGTTGGTGATCGTGGACAGCCCGTTCTGCACCAGGCTGTTCCGGTTGATCGTGGAGCCGACGATCAGCGTGTTGTCGCCCGAGCCGGCGGCGGTCGCGAGGGTGTATGCGGCACCCATCACGCAGGCGACCAGCGATGCGTGGTCCCTGAGGTTGGCGAATGGCGTCATGGCTTGATGTCCTTCCGGTGCTGGGACTGTGCCGAGGTCTTCGAGGAGGCATGCGCCCCCTCGGTTACAGGATGGCGGGCGCCCAGCGCACGCCGGTGATCATGGCGATCGCATTGTCGTGCCGCATGGCGAAGTCGTGCTCGGCGATGGCCCGGATGAGTGTCTGGTCGCTCTGGAACACGGAGACTGTTGCGCCGGTGCTGTCGACGTAGGTTCCCTCCTGCGAGATCGCGATCTCGAGGGACATGGAGTCGAACACCATCGCCTCGGACATTTCGACCAGGTAGACCTCCGAGCAGTCGGAGTCGCCGCCGACGACGAGGTTGGTCGGGATCTGGGTGGTGGTCTTGTACGGGATGCCCAGCAGCTTGCCCTGGTTCATCTCGTCCTTGAACACATAGAAGCCGTTGGAATTCTGCACGTTCAGCAGGTAGTTTTTCGTCCGCGGGTGGAACATCCAGCACGGGTTGATGATCGCAACGTTGTTGCTCTCGAGCTTGTTGATCGCCCCGCCGAGTTCGTTCGCCACAGTCGCGAGCGTGTAGACCGCCGTCGAAGCGATCTTCTGAGCAGCCAGCGCCCAGGATGCAAACCCCTTCGGGCTGTTCTGCGTGCCATCCGACCGCAGGAAAGCCAGGTCCTCGCGCAGCGCCAGGACGCGCACCAGGTCGTCGCGCGCGATGGCGTCGACCGAAGGGTTGGAGTAGCGACGAAGGTCGTTGCTGATCGGGACCAGCGCGGTCAGCTTCTTGTAGACCGCCACGATGCCGCCGAAAGCCTGCTCGGAGACCGGAATGGCGGTCACCTCACCACCATAGGAGGCGGTCGCGGCCTGGCTCTGGCGCGGCATCTGCATCGTGCCATGCGGCATCGAGATGACACGCGGGCCAGCGGATCGGACGACGGTCAGAGGTCGCTGCAGCTCGATGAGGTCGGCGACATAGTCCGGCGGCACGATCAGACCACCAGAGGACGCATTCGAAAGCATCAGCGCGCGGGTGACCGGGTGCCGCTCGCCATAGTCGGGATCGGCATTGGCCATCATGCCAGCCTGCCAGACGTTGCCAGCCCGCATGAGGAACCGCATCGCGCTCGGAACCACCGACGCGCGGTCGACCTTCCGCTCGACCTGGGCATAGA